GGTGAAGAATTAAAAGCTTGGATCTAAAGTTTTTGTAAGAGAACTAAAATAACACCACCCATACCTGTGATGACTGCTCCCATAGATACTAATAATATTCTTTCTACTCTAGTAATTTGATTTTCTAATTTTTGAATCTTGTCGTGAGTTTGTTTCTGCATAATTCGGCAGAGTTTTTCGTGTGAGTCTATTCGTTGTAGTGCGTTGTCTTTAGTCATTATGCCATTGGTCCAAAATTTTCAGGATAGATAGATCTCAAATATTCAAGACCCGTAAGATTATTTTGCGGCAAGGTATCAAAAGGAATTTGATATTGATTAATAGGAAAATTATCTGCATTGTTTTCACCTTCATCTTCAGTATTAAATCTATTTGTAAAATTATTAAATCCTTGTTTTAAATTATCAAAATTTCTACCTGCATATCCTCCAAGAATTAAACCAAGTGGTCCTCCCAATAAAGCTGAGCCAATTATACTACCAAGTATTCCTCTAGAATTATTTTGATAATAATCACCTATTGTTCTTGCACCACTTGAAAATCTATCTCCTAAATTTTGTAATATACCTTGATTTTTAGGTGTAAAGTAAGCACCTTGAGCATTGAAACCTTGATCATTATCTCCTCCGCCGCCTCCAGCATTTGGATCTCCACCACCAGGTCCAGAACTAATGCTAGAACCTATACCGGCATCAACACCATAACCAAAATCATCAGCGCCTCCGTACATAAAACCTTTTCTATCAATGTAATTCATTAAACTAATCCTCTGTTTTTAAGAGCTATCATCTTCTCTTCTTCTGATAATAAAGCAGTTTCAACAGGTGTCAAGCCGGTTTGCATAACATTTGGTGTAGATTGTGCTACAGAAACATTAGGTTGTGGCATCTCCGGTAATGGTGGCACCATGCTAGTGTTTGGTTCTGGTAATAAATAGTCTTCTTCGTTGATAATAAAGTCTTTATTTAATCTTTGTTTATATAATTGTTTTTCTATTTTTTTTAATTGTCTTACAACATTTCTATTTAATGGATTTGGTATATTTTTTTCTTTAGCGTATTTTGCATAGTCTTGTAGAACTTTTGAAGTTACACTAAAAGGTTGAAATCTATTATTTTCAACAAATTTATACAAGGGCATTGCATTTCTGTCTTTAAATATTTCTGCTATTTTTGGATCTCTCATACCTAAAACTTTTACAGCATCGTATAATCTTCTCATCTTATCATAAGTTTCAAGTCTTTGTTTATTAGCTAATACGTATTGTCTTATAATTTGATTTTGATCTTTAACAGGATCCCCTGATCTTGTGCCTTGATAAATTAGACCACGTTCAGCACGTGTGTCTCTTTTAAATTCTTGTATCCTAAAGTTTAAAGTTTTTTCAAGATTTAAAGGTACTTTTCTAAACCCAAATAATCCCATAAGTTCATCAGGTATTTCGTATTTTTCACCTTTCACAGTTTGATCAGTTAACGCTTTAAATAATCTCATAACTTGTTCTCTAGATCCTGGTGATAATTCTTTAGTTGCATATTCAAAAGCTATTTTAAACTTGTCACCATCAGGTGCTCTTTCATTCCATATTTGTCTACCTTCTTTTGTTTTTCCGTTTCTTGCTAAAAGATCTAGAACAACACCTGTCCAAATAGATTCTTGTACAAAAGGTTGTAAAACTTTTCCAGCAGCTTTAGCTATACCTTCAAGCATCATTGGCATTAAAGGTTGATCCGGATTCATTTGAACTTTTGTTAATACAGTTTGTACTGGAGCAGTCATTGTGTCGTAGAAAAAACCATGACTAAAATCTATATATTTATATTTACCATCTTCGTATACTGGAAGAATTGTATCGTCTTCTGACCATGTAGGTAACACTTCTCTTATAGCTTCTAGTGTCTCTCTTGTTATTCCATATAAACCTCTAAATGTTTCTACAGCCAATGGAGGTAAAGCTGCATAAGTAAAACCTTGGCCTACTAAACTTTTGTATCCAATTTCTTTTCTAACTGGATCTTTGATTTCTTTTAAAGCTCTTGCTGTTGTGTTCACACCTGTTCTATATATTTCAGCTGGAAAGGCCGCGAAACTTCCAAATGGTGAACGTCTTACACCTTTTACAAAATCAGAAACATATGCATAGTTAGGAACTGTTTCTCTAACAATTTGAGCAGCTTCTTTCATCAGTTCTAAATCATTTGGTTTTACAATAGCTTTACCGGTTGCATCTTTTAAACCTTTTTTAATTGCAACATCAAAAGCATTACTTAATTTATAAGTTTCTGCTAAAAAATTATAAACTCTAAATATATCATCCTCTGCAGTGTATAAATCTTGAGCAACATCATACAGTCTTTTAAATTTTTGAGTTCCTGTATTTAATATTTTTTTAAAAAACTGATCAGCTCTCATATTAGCTGTTCTTATTTGACCTATGTCTTTAAATATTCCCTCAAGATCTCTAGCTACAATGTTTTGATTTGTAACACCTTCTTCTAATAAAAATCTATACAACGCTTGATCTTCAGGCATATTTCTGTATGCCTTATTTCCTGTTAATCTATACATCATTTGCGGTTGAACAGCTTTTCTAGATCTATTTGCAAACTCTACAATTTTTTGAGGTGGTATTAAAATATTACCTCTATGTATTGTAGTAAACATAGAAGAAAAAAAGTTTCTCATATGTGTAAAAGGTCCAAGAATAGTTTTAGCTGCTTGAGACAAACCTTTCGGTATTAAGTTTAAAGTTCTCCACCAAAAGTTTCTTGTAATACCACTACCTACAAGAGCATCTCCAACTCTTATTGCTTCTGCATAGGGAACTGTTGTAAAATAACCATCCAAAGGACTAGCATAAACAGTGTCTGGTAAACGTGTTTTTAATTTTAAAGGTTGTTTAATAATTTCTTGATAAGGTAAGTTTGTAACAGCTTCATTATATGTTTTAAAAAATATTGGTCTCCCTATTTGACCAGGATCTGCTCCAGCTTTTAATTGCTTTGCAATATCATCAGAACTTTTTATTAAATCTGTATAAAAATTATCTCTAGCTACAGTCTCAGATAAATCTGTCATTACATTATAGATACCATTTTGTGCATTTTTATATTCACCAAATAGTTTTGTAAAAGCTTGAAGATCTGATTTTGTTTGTATTAGTCCACCTTTACCATCAGGTTTAAATTTACCTGAAGTTATGTAATTACCTATATTAACTCTTTGAACAGGTTTATCTGCTAACGCACTCATCTCACCTATATCAAATACTAAAGCATTTGTTGTTTTATCTTTAAAAGCATTTTTAGTAATGTCATTAACAAGTTTATTAGCTGTTTCATCATCTAAAGACTTTCCATTATTTTTAGCATATCGTTGTAATACTTTTGCAACTCTTTCTATATCTTCTGCAATTGGTTTATATTGATTAAATAATCCTGCATTTTCATCTACAAGCCTGTAATCAACCGCTAAAACATTTTTTAATCTTTCATTAAGAACAGAGTTCAATTTATTTACGCCGGCAAAAACATTTTTACTAGCGCCAATTAAATTTTTTAAAGAAGCTGATGTTTCTCTAAAAGTGTTAGCATCAGAAATAATTTTATTTATAGAATTTTTAGGAACTCCTAATTTTTCTAAAGCTGTTTTAAAGGCAGTAGTACTTTTTTGATTAAAACCTGGAAATAATATATTCTTTTTTTTAACAATATCATCTGTTGTAAACATAAAATCAGAAACAATTTTAGACATAGCTTCTGGATCTTTAATGGCTTGCGCCGCGCCTCTCGTTTCCCGTGATATTTCTCTTAAACTATCATCTATATTTCTAGATGCATCTTTAGCTAATAATTTTGTAGCAGATTTTTTACCTTCTAATCTTTGTATACCATCAAATAATTCTTGTGTCTTATTACTTCTAGATCTAAAAGGTTTACCGATATATTTATCTACCCATCTTTCCAACATGCTATCACTATAAACAATGTCTTTACCTTTTTGTGTAAGAAGCTTACCTATTTTTCCAGTGCCTACTATTGTAGGTATAATGGGAAAACCCATTTCCGTTCCAAATTTAAATCTATTTAATAATTGTCTTTGTGCGTCTTCAGAACCTTTTATTCTTTGTTCTCTATCCATACCTGTAGGTAAAAAATCTAAAAAATCCCAATCACCAAATGTACCTATGTCTTCTATATCAGATACAATAAATCCTCCGCCAACACCACCACCTACAGCTATAGCTACAAACTTATCTGTTTTAGATGCTTGATTTAATTTTGCTGCTTTTTCTACAGCTTTAGCTGCATTTGCACTGTTGGTTGTTTTAACATAACGACCGCCTTTAATTGAGTTAACTAATTTTCTAGAATACTTGGATAAATTTTTAACTACAGGAACGGCTGTCTTTGATGCAATTTTACCTGCGCCATATAATTGACCAATAGCTTCTGTTATTTTACCTGCTGCTGTTTCATCTGCCATTGATTCAGTAGCTTGTTCTATTTTTCCTAATGTAGTCCTGTCAAACCACTCGTTAAATTGACCTGTTGCAGATTCTTCTACAGGTATACCTTCTTCTTGTAACGCATCATAAAGTAATGTGCCAAAGGTAACTAAACCTTTTGGTATTTTTATACCTGCACTTACACCAGCAGCACCTATAGATTCTATTAAAGAGGTTTCTAATTCTTTAGCTGTTTTTTCTCCTGCAGCTATTTGAGCAGCTTTGTTTGCAATACTAAAAGTTGTACCTAATGTTGTTGAATCTTGCTCTGCTAAGCTTTCTAAGGTACTAGATATAATTCCTTTATCTTGTTCTATTTTTCCTGGTTTTATTTCTACAGGTTTAGCTTCTTCAGGAATTAAATCTTGATTTTCTTCAATAACTTCTTCTTCGTCAAAACCTTCAATTACGGTTAACTTTCTAAAAGTGCTAGACATAGCCCTCCTAATCTACTCTTGCTTTAGGTACTAATTTTGTTCCATCAAACAAAAACCATGTTTGTCCTTGACCCATTAAATTATTAAAATCAAAATATATTTTATTTGTTCTCATTCCATCTGTATCATTAGGAACAAAACCACCTTTAACTTGTTCAAAGCTTTCAGCGCTTTTTGGTATATATAATTGTCCTCTATCTACTTGTTTAGCTAAATCTTTATTACCATTTACTAAAGATTGATATCCTTCAAAAATTTCAGCAGCTTCTGTTGTATCTACATCTGCTTGTCCTAAAAAATTTTTCTTAGAAGTTAAACCTTTTACAAAATCACCTTTTAGTTTAGCGTTTTTCATTTCAGGTGTAGGTTCATCTTTATATAATTTAGATCTACCATATTGTTTGTAAAAAGCTTCTTCACTTAAACCTGTATATTTACCATATTCTTTCCAAGCTTTTGCTGCATCACCTACTGTAGATTTTGCAATCAATTGACCTGCCAAAGCTCTCTTACTTTGTGTATCTCTAGCTTGTTGTGCAAATAATCTTTCAGTTGGTTTTTTGTAAGCTGATGCTACCGTTTGTAAAATATTATCACCTTGATATTCTGGATCAATTAAATTTAAACCACCACCAATTAAAAATTGAGCAGTATTATCTGGTCCACTTCCACCTGCAATCATATCAATTAAATTCATTTTATTTTTAACGCTTTCAATTACACCTTCATTACCAGAGCCTATGTTATAGTTTTCTCGCGGCTTAATTCCAGTCATAACACCTTCCATGACCTCCCCGCCTTTTCTGAACATGGGTCTCTTTAATATTCTACTCATTATCTTTTTCCAAATAATGGAGCTGGATTAATAGCTCTATAAATACCTGCTAATGTAGATCCTACTCCTAAAGCTGTTGACAATGGAGATGGTGCTGGCGCTACTGGAGACGTTGTTTCTCTTTGTGGATATCCAGAGATAAGTCCCATAACACCTGAACCGTATTGTTGCGCAGCTTGTAAAGGTTGATAAGCTTGTTGGTATGCAAGTTGTTGTTGTGCACCTAACTCTGCTTGTGATTGTGCTTGTTGTTGAGCACCTAAAGTTGATAGCGCACCAATCTGTTGACCTACTAGGGCAGGTGAAGCTTGTGCTAAATTCATTTGTTGTGCAAAGTTTTGTGAAGCTAAGTTCTGTGCTTGACCAAAACCTGTTTGTAATAATTGTGCTTGTAATGCTGCTCTGTTTCTATCTGATGCTGATTGATATTCTGCTCTTTGAACACCTTCTCGTCCTCCACCAAAAGCTCCAGCGCCGATAGCTTGAGCTGCCATTGCAGGCATTTGCATTTGTGCTTGTCTGTCGTATTCTGCTAATGTTGTATCAATAACATCTGATTGATACGGTGACATGTAAGATTGATAAGCTGTTGGTCCTGTTGATGCTGCTGCAGAAGTTAAGTAAGGTTGAAAGCTTCCAAGTCCACTCGCTAATCCTTCAGCTTGTGTTTGTAATCCCCCAGGTCCAGCTACAAATTGTGGACCATAAAGTTGTGATACGTCTAAATCTTTTATACCACCAATAGCTGATTCTAATTCTCCAAGATAAGCTTTTGCCGGTGCTTCTATAAACGGTGCTGGTAATACTTGTGTTTGTTGAACTGCCATTATACTCTTCCGCCTTTTTCTAACATTTTCATTTGATCGTACATTCTTTGAGCGCCTAGTTCAACGTCTCCGTCTCCCATGCCTCGTACAGCATCTGCTGTAAATACGAATTCATTATTGGATAACATCGCTGGGATATCATCTTCTTTTTCTTTTATACCAACTGGCGGTATAAATCCACCATTATCTCTTAAATCTAGTTCTTTTACACCTTTAGGGTTTTGTCTAATAGGTAGACCCTCGATGCCCGCCGCTTGCATAGCGTTATCACTAGCAGTATCCATTTTACCGCCTATAGCTGCTAAACCTCTTGTTTCTTTAATTGGTTTACTACTCATTCTATCAAAAGCTTCTTGTGCTGCTTTTGCAGCATCTTTTGGGGATAATCCCATATCTAAAAACTCTTCGTAAAGTTGTTCTAACAGTCTTTCATTAGAATCATTAGATGCCATTTTTATTGGAATGTCTTCTTCTATTCCAAAGTCCCCTGGTTTTGGTCCAAAAGGATTCACAGGTTGTGTTGGGTCTGGTGGTAATACTGGACCTGCATCTTGATAACCTATTCTACCACCTTCTGCTGCTTCTACAGTAGGATCTTTACTTCTCATATACATTTCAAACTGTTTTCTAAGTTCTTCTTTGTGTCGTTCACTCAGAGATTCTGATCTTCTCATCATAAATTTTTCAAAATCTTCATAAGTTCCATCAGCATAACCTATTCTACCACCTTCTGCTTTTGACGTGTATCCAGTGTATTCTGATACGCCTTCAGCAACTCTTCTCTCTAATTCTTCTCCACTAACACCTAATCTAGTTAATGATTGTCTTAATTTTTCTGCAACGATATCTCCTCTTTCATCAGGATCTGCTTCGTCTATTTCTTCCATTTGTGCTTTAGTTAATAAACCTGATAATATAGAAGCTCCACCAATTGCAGCTGTTACACCGCCGCCTGGGATTTTACTAAATAAATTAGAAAGTAAACTTCTTTTTGGGCCTACACCAGCAGTTAAACCATCTGCTACAGTTGATGCACCTATTCCTGCTCCTGTAAATAAATTAGGTAAAAAACCAGCTCCTGCTATATTACCAAATCTAGCTCCTGATGCAAAAGGACCTAAGCCTCCTGCGTAAGCTCCAGCAGTTGCTAATAAAGCAGCTTTACCTAAATCAGAGCTTGCAACATCTTTAACAGCGCCTGTAACTTTTTTAACAGCTTTCTTTACAAAACTACCTAAACCATATTGTTGTCTAGGCCTAGCGTTCATAATACCGCCGCCCATGTATAATTGTCTGTTCATCTGTCCTCTAGATATTGTCATAATTTAGCTAATTGTTAAAGCAGGCTTTTGATACCTGGAATTCTAACTTTACTTGGTTTTTCCAAATAAATCAAGGCTTGGCATGATAACTTTGACATCTCTTCTAATGTCTTGTTCTGGAACGTTTTTAGCCTTCCATTCTTGATCATCCTTATATACTTCGCCTGTTTTTAAGTTAGAAATGGTCTCTATTATCTTCTCTGGTTTTAATGTTTGCATGGTTTCCTATGTTCTATCAAATTCTAATATGGATACTGTTCCTTCTATATCATCAGCGCTAGCAGCTTGTACTCTTAATACATCGTTTTCTTCTAATATAACTGTACCATCAGCCATGGATTGTGATTCATTTGCAGCAATAGTATGTTTTGCAAATGTAAATTGTTTAGATGCAGAGTTATCAAATAGGTGTGCATGAACTACAACATTACCCGAACCTATATTTGCCATATGTATATTTTGTATTATAGCTCTAGAGTTTGATGGACAAGTATAAACGTCTGTTGCATCAGTAGTTGTTAAATCAAATTGTGCATTTTTATATCTATTAGCCACCTATTCCTCCTGTATTAAACCAAGTAAATCTTTGTGTTTCTTCTTTTAAATCTTGTTGGAAGGTAGAATTTAACTTTTCAATAAGTCCGTCAAGATCTCTAATTAAAGCATCAGCTACTGGCTGGCTATATTCTTTACTAGGTCTTGTAAATACTAAAGTTATTTTTGCCATTATCTTCTACCGTCTGGTTGTATATCTAACCTAAAACTTCCTAATTTCCAATCTTGAGAAGCTCCTGTATTTGCAACTTTTAAAGCTACTGATCTACCTCTTGCTCTTGTATCTACTTTAGTCGTAGATGAAGTAATTGTAAAGGGTCCAAGTGGTGAACTTGCTTGAGCATCATTAGAATAATTTCTTAATTGTAAAGTTACTTGTGTATCTCCTGTTTGGGATAAAAAATCTGGTATAAATCTTCTTACCTTCATAATAAATTCACCATCACCTCTTAAATCTGCGCCTCCTCCCTGGCCTCTAGTAATATCAAAATCTCCAGATTCTATATTAGCAGCTACAGTAGTTGTCGCAGAAACAGTTACTTGATCCGTTCCTGTTTCGTGTTGATAGTATGTTGTTGCTCCGTCTGTGTTTCCAACAACATCATATGATGTTCCTGATGCATTGAAAGACGTTGCATGAGGTAAACCAAATACAGATGAATCAACCCAAGTTGTTCTAGCTAAAGATCCTGTTGTCCATATTGGTCTTTGTGGAGAAGATTCCATATAATTGTAAGTTACAGATCTATCTATAATTGAGGATCCTGATGAACAATAAAACCAAGTAATTTCACCAAACAAATTATTTAAACCAACATTTATAAGTTGATTAGCTGTTGTATTTAAATTATCAAAAACAAAGTCTTCTACTAAACAAATCATAGTCTCTAAATTACCAGAGTATTTAAAGAAACCGTTTTCTGAAAACCAATACGCAGCACCATCTACTTCTACTGCAGCGTTCTGACCTATCAATCCACAGTTTGTACCTACTTGTGCAAAACCAAATGTAAAAGGTGGACCAATAAATCTTTGTGTAAACAAAGCAGTGTCAGTCCAAACGTAAATTGCATCACGACCTCTGACTGCTCCCATAATTCTTGAACCATCTGCAAGTCTTTGTGTGCCTGCTGTGTTAACAGCTGTAGGTGTGTAAGTATTAATATCTTCTTGATTAGAAAATCTAATAAACATATCGTCTTGTGTTGATGGATCACCAATTGTTGTTTCAGTTCCAAAGAATACTAAGTGTCTATCAGGTGTAGATACTAACATGTCACGTGACGCTGTTGGTGCTCCAGATATAATTGTTGCTCTTGTTGCTGTAGCATTTGATAAATTTGAGTCCCATTCAAAAACTTGTGCATTATGTATAAGTGCAATAACTTTATCTCCAAAGTTATCAATAGACCACATACCAGGATCAATTACTAAATCTCCCGATGCTGCTTCACCCCAAGCTACATAATCAGAAACATTTGTAATTGTTGCACCGTTAGAGTGCGATGCAGCTGTTGTGCCTCTCGCTCCTCGCGTCACGCCTGTTAATGTGTTTGTAGATATACCTGTGTAAGAAATATCTTCTGTTCCTATTCTAATAAAATTTGTACCTGTTGACGGAAAGTTAACAACGCTTGTTAAAACTATAGTTGTTGTGGAAGCATCTATTCCTCCATTTAAAGTTGTTGTTAATGGATTAGCTGCTTCACCACCCCAAGATCCAAGTCCATAACCAAATCCAGGTAATTGTTCTGCTGGTCCTACGGAATAATAAATTTGAACTCTAATACCTCCAGATGTTGTGGCGCCAGAACCCGTTTCGTTTGAAGGCATTGTGATAGTTATAGTTGTATTGGTTGGCGTTGAAGTCACCATAAATTTTTTATCATCAAAATCAGAAGCACTGTAGTTAGAGTTAGTGATCGCTGTAAAATTATCTAATAAAATTATATCTCCAGGTGCAAGACCATGCCCAGTAGAAAAAGTTATGGTTACAGAAGTTGAACCGTTTGTTGTGGTAAAAGCGTTTGTAAGAGTTGTTGTAGTTTCAATGGGATGTATGTCATAAAACACACCTCCAGAGTAAGCATATAAAATTCTATTTGTGCCTATGATTGAAAACTTAACACCGCTTCTATTTACAATATGATGCATAGCTCTTGCAGCGCCTGTTATTTCATCAGGCCCTAATTGTAACCAGCCACCTATTTTTTCTGGAGTTCCATATCTAAATCTTACGTTATCTCCATCTACCCATTGGCCTTCTGCTTGAGTATCTGTGATCTGTTTATTAAAACCTGGTAAGAACTGTACTTTTTGTAATGCCATAATATATCATTATATCAGTTTTTAGGCGAAAATATAGTTCAATCTAGCTTAGATAGCAATTAATTAAATAAAACTATACCAGCCAGTTATTTGATTTTTGGGCTTTTTTTATACCCAATTTATATTTAAAACTATTCTTTGTTTTGTGTTTGTGTGTGTTGTGCCTGTGTGTTTTAAATCACAAGGAAAATAAATAAATTTATTTTTTTCGCTTTTAAATTTTTTTTTATTTTCAAACATGGTTAATCCATCATTTGAGTTTATGTAAAAAATACCCGTCTTAATATTTTTTGAGTTAAAATCTGTGTGCATATCAAAAGACTCTATCTTGTGATAAGCAGGTGTTAAATTAGCTTTTATTTCAACAATTGAAACAGGATTTATTTTACTAATTAAAGAATTTAAAGCAGTAAAATATTGACTACAAATCGTAAAGTTTCTATAAAAAATGTGAGTAAGTTGCCAATCATATATTTTATTCTGCTCATTACGCGCAACTTTAAATTCATTCAAAAACCAAGGAAATTCATTACTAGTTAATAAATTTTTTATCTTATTAAAGTTTTCTAAATCTAAATAATTTTTTATTTCTTTAATCATTAAATATAAGACATCGCTCCAACTGCTACTTTTTTATTACTTAAACAAGTTTCACCATAATGTTTTAAATCAGATTTAAACACTATTAACTTATTCTTTTCTGGTTTAATTTTTAAAGAGCTTTCAAATACAGTGTGACCTGTATTACAATTATTTAAATATAGAATAAAAGAATAATCCTCTGTCTTTTTGTGATCATGTTCTAATTGATAACCATTTTTTTCGTAGTCTATCAAATGTATATGAAATACGTTATATTTTTTCTTTAGTATTTTTTCCATTGTATCTTTAAAATGAAGATATTTTGAATATTTTAAAATGTTTTCACTTTGAAAACCTAAAATTGTGCAAGTATCTTTAGCTACGTTTTTTTCTTTCTTTAACTCATTTAACGCTTTAATAAATTTTTTAGTAATTTTGTCATCTAATTTATATGTTTCAATATTTATCTTTTTCATATTAAATAGTTTGAATTTAATAAAATTCTATTTTTATTTTTTTGCGGTGAACATCCTGTATGTAAGACACTTCCATCAAATATAATTAATCTATTTGCTTTTGGTTTGATTGATTTTTTTGATTCTTTAAAAATAGTTTCTCCATCTGAATTATTTACGTAATAGACACTAGCTATATTAGGAGTGCTAGAATCAGTATGATATTGATGTATATATTTCTTTATAGATAAAACTGTCATATCTCCTCTACATCTAATAATTGTTTTAGCTTTAATTTCGTCTTTTACTTTTAAAATAAAAGGTAAAATTAAATTATAATAACTTGATTTAGGTCCATTCTTATTTAAAAACACATGACTAAAACCAAAATCATTTAAAGAATTTTTTTGATTTCTATAAGTTAGATTGTCTTGATAATACCAAGGAAAGTTAGGACCATTTAATAAGTTTAGTATTTCTTTATGGTAAGAATCATTTAAAAAATTATCTATTACTTTAATTGTCATGTTGATTTTTAAACCAAGCAGGTAGTCCTAAATGAGGTCTTCCATCAAAACGATTTTGTTCTGCTTTTTTAGAAAACTGATTGTAATGTAAAAAAACTTGTACACAATCTTTACCGTTAAAAGGTTCTCTCCAATGTTCTAATTCCACACCTTTATAAACAAGCATGTCGCCAGGTTTTAAATTTACTTTAATACCTTTTTTACCAACTTCTCCAGATGGCTCTAAATGTATTGGCCAATCATCACCACCAAGATTCAATGTTGTAGATATTTCACAACTAAATCTATCCTTATGTCTGTGTAAAATATCACCAGGTTTATATATTCTTGCATAAGAATAAGTGGGTGTTAATTTTAATTTAGTATGTTTTTCCATAACAGGTTGGACTAATTGCAGTAATGTTTCCATAGCAATATCAGCGTAGTGAGAATAAGTTTCCGGAACCTGTTGGTCATTCCAAACACCAAATTCAGTTGTAAATGGAGAAATGTATCTTGTATCAAATAAAGTTCTTGCAACTTGTCTTTTTAATAAAAAATAATCAGTAACAAATTTAGCTAATTCTTTAGAAATAACATTTTTTAAAACTGTATATTTATTTTTTTTAAAGCTCATTAAATTACTTTCATATCCCACGATATAACTCTTTTTATTTTTTTAGATTTATTAGGTGTTGTAAAATGTTGTACAAATTTTGGTGCAATAATCATTGTTCCTTCTGTTACTGGAAAGGGATGATACAGCGTGGTATCATTAATAAAATTATTCCAAGGTTGAATGTACTGAGTAACAGGAGCATTTTTTGGCATATCTAAATACAATATTCCAGTAAGACCAACAGACCCGTGATTATGGGTGCTATGATAATCTTCTTTTTTATAAGAAATTGACCAAACATCCTCTATTTGTATATTTCTTTTTACTTTCTCAACAAATAATTCTAACTCTTGTTTTATAATATTTGAAAAGTTTATACTTAAATTTTTTCTATCTATTTGCCTGTTTGTTTCAAAAGTTTGAAGACCTTGTCTTTTTTCTGGGTAAAGTTTAAATAGTTTATTTAATTGTTTCTTTTTATCTTTAAAATCTTTTACTTGCATTGACCATATAGGTATTGAGAATAAATTTTTTTCTATCATGTTATTTAAAAGGATAGCCAAGATTCCACACCACTAAGCTATATCTTACTCCTTTTGTTACTGGTTTAACTCTATGCCAAACAAATGAAGGAAACACTACTAAAGAACCTTTTGTAAGTATCTCTTCACATATTTTAGTATTTGGTTTTTTATCAGGATCTTGGTTTCTACAATCAAACTCTAACTGTCCTCCTTCGTATTCATTATAATTTGATAAACTAATTGTAACAGACAATTTCCTAATTTTTCCTTTACTTGGTCCCTCCTCCTCATAAGGGTGTTCCCAACTATCACAATGCCAACCATAATATTGACCTTTTCCATATTTTGTAAATTGACAAGATTCAGAATGATCCCATTCAAAATTCCAACCTGCGTTTCTATTTGCTTCATTTACATAAGGTTGAATTTCTTTATAGATCCACCTATCATTCATCCAAACAATATTTGAATTTCTTTTCTTTTTTAAATTTTTAATTTCTTGTTTACTTAATGGATTTTTATCTAAATTTCTTTTCATGCCTTGACCACCTGTTAAAGCTAAAATTTCTTGTTCTTTTTGCATATTTCCATACTTAATAATTTCATCGCATATTTTAGGTGGAATTACAGATTTAAAATAATAATAATAATTGTGTAAGTTCACTAATCAAATCTTTCAAAATTTACTGTTAAAAAAATATTTTGTTTAGAAGAATTGTTAGCTGTTATAAAAGATTGTAATACAGATGGAAAAATAATATAGCAATTATTTTTTATTTTAAAAAATCTTTTATTATTAACTTTTCTATTATTGTTATATTCAATTACTAATGAGCTTGAATTAGGTTGCACATCAACTCCATACATCATTGTGTAATCAGGTGAATGTAATAAATCAATTGGGTTTATCATTGTTCTTGAAAAAGATTGTTGGTTTGAATTTAAAATATTTCCAAAAGATTCTAATGGAACTAAAGTGTGGTTATAGTGTAATTTAGAATGTTCAACAATGTATGTTTTTAACATATGTAAAGATTTTGAATAAGGTAGATTATAATCCATTGAAGCGTAATCAAGTTTATTATTACTTCTTACATTTTGAGTAACATAAGATTCTAAAATATCAGCTTTTAATTCTGATCTATTAATATCAAAAAATTTAGGCATTTTAATTTCACCTTCGTATATGTCTATTTGTGATAATATTGTTTGTTTCATGTTATATTTTGTAGCATTCGTTAAGATGATATTTCAAAGGTGTTCCATCCCTAAAATAAACATTCTTAAAAAATGTTATTAACGTTAATCTCTCCTTTTGTTTTTTACCAAAACTACTTGCTGCGTGATATTGCGATCCATCAAACATAATCATCCTGTTTTTTAAAGGTGTAAACTCTAAGGTTTTTTGATAGCTATTTAAATTTTCTTTTAAAACATTTTTAAATTTTTTACTTTTTTGATGTTTAGTATTTAAGTAACCTTTTATTTTAGTGGGTACGTAGTTTTCTGTTTTGTTTGATTCTTTAATTAATCTATATAAAGAAGTTCCTGTATTCTCTTCTTCCGTTAAATATACTATAGAAGTAAAAGCTTCATCTCTATCTTGATGAACAAAACCAAGATTAGCATGATCTTTTGTTTTTATTTTTTGAAAATAAGATACTGCAGTCCATCTTAAATTAGGGCTCTGTAATTCATTTGGATAGTAACAAGCTATAATTTTTGATGTTACTTTTTTAAAAAAGTTTTCCTCATCAACATGAAGAGGCTTTGTTCTCTCCCCTGGATATTTTCCATCTGTCTTAAAAAATTTTAAAGTTTTACTGTAATCTATTACAGCATCCACATTTTTAAAAAAATCATCAACAACTAAAGTTGGCCAAAGCATAAATAAAATGTTCTTTCTAAAAAATTCATAACTTATTATTATTATAATAATAAACTATTTATATAATTATTCAATAGTTTACTAAATAATTTCCCAAGCTAAAGTATCCTCATTCCATTGACGAGTTGAAGTTGGATACGGAACAGGATCTGATAATTGCCAATTCTGAGCTTCTTCATTCCACTCATAAATTTGTTGTTCTTTTTTTTGTTCCGGAGTTAATTCAGGAGCATCTCCCACTGGAGATTTATAACTTGCTGTTGCTATATCTTTTACCCAAGAAGGAAAAATTGGTTCGCCCCAAAAAATTTCATTAACTGGGTCCCACTCATAACCAATACCTGCAAAGTTTCCTCTGAATGGAGTTCCTCCTAATTTATGAGTATTTGCTGATGTATTATATGATGTTTGAATCCATAAATGTTGTGGCCAATTATTATGTTTTTCTAAATAATATTGACCTTCTGCTTCAGATTCAACTCCTTCTGAATTTATAATATCTTTATTGTCAACAGCTAAAACTGTTAATACTTTATTATCCTCTGTTATTTTTGCAAAATTAGCCATATCTTAACTTTCTTGAAATCTATATCTAATTACTACTATTCCTGATCCTCCAGCAGTACCGTTTGTATTAACATTTCCACCTGTGCCAGCTCCTCCGCCGCCACCTGAATTTGCAACTACAGCGTTTGCATCTTGTTGTGGAGTTTGTCCTCCAGTGCCTCCACCACCAGCACCTCCGGTTCCACCAGTAGATCCTCCTCGAGTGTCATATCCGCCACCGCCACCACCGGCTAAATATCTAGCTGGAGTTACTGGACCTGTTTCTCCTATTGAAGGTCCCCAAGCAACATCAACATATGAACCTACTCCGCCGTTACCGTTAGCACTTTGATTCCCAGTTTCTCCTGCAGCTCCTGCACCTCCGCCGCCACCGCCGTGTCGACCGTTTCCATATGCACCATTTGGAGTGTTTTGACCACCGCCTCCGTCATTACCTTGATTTGGAGTTGTAGGTGGTTGATTTCCTGCTGATCCTGGGTAAGTTGTATTAGTCTCACCTGATCCTGATCCACCGCCACCTGATCCTCCAGTTTGTGGCGCAGGAAAACTACCTGTATAACTAATTCCTGGAGCACCACCTGCAGATGTAATATTTGAAAAAACAGAATTAGCGCCAGCACTTGATGGAGTGCCTCCACCGTCTGGAGAACCTCCTGAACCTACAGTTATTGAATAATCTCCAGCTGCTAAAGTTAGTCCTGATGGTGCTGCGAGAGGCGACATAGTTGGAGAGGGTAAACTCCATTGATTTGATACTCTAAATCCTCCTGCTCCTGCTCCTCCTGAGGCTATTGCACCTCCGCCACCAGCGACTACTAAATAGTCTACATATCCAAAATCTGGGCTTCCTGCGTTAGTTACTGAAAAAGTACCAGGGCCTGTAAAAGTATGAATTCTGAAATCACCTGAGTCTGAAACTGTCCCACCTGTTGCTTCGATAAAAGGACTTCCAGCGCCACCAGAACCGAAACCTAGTATTTGATATCCAAACATATTTTATTCTCCTTATGCGTCGTTAGCAGCACTTGTAGTGAAGAATAATTTAATTCCTAGTAATCTTGCATCGGCGTTTAAGTCATCCGCTGAAACGTCTCTTGAGACTTGGAAGAAAACATACTCATCTGCTGCAGGTGATCCTGCTATCGTAACTGCTCCACTTTCATTTGCCACGTCTAAATCGTTTGATGTTCCACTATGCGCTTTTGCTGTTGCAACAACTTGTGTTCCAAAAGCTGTATTTAAATCTCCATTATCAGCTAAAGCTACACCAGATAATCCCCATGCTGTAGTTCCTGTATTTGTTGAAGTTGCTGTGAAAAAAGCTTGAAAAGTTACTGTTCCTGCATTCCATGATTTAGGAAATGCTACAGCAAATTGTGCAAACTCATCTGAATCTTTATCAAAATCTAAAACTTTTAGTTCAGGACCATTTGATAATTCTACTTGGGCAGCTTCTGCTCCGTTTGTAGTATTAGGGTACATAGATAACGCAGGAACCCAGATAGTTTCTTTACCTGCAATTTTAACTGCAGATACAGTTCCACCTGCATCTTCTGCTTTGATAATACCTGTTCCTTTTGTAGCAAAAGAAATACCAACATTTGAGTCTCCTCCTGATGCCGTGAATGTAGGGTTATTGCCTGTTGCGGCATTTGCATATGTAACTTCATTAACAGCTGAACTTGTTGCAGTAAGATTAATTAATTCATTTCCGTTTGTGTCTGAAATTTTTGTTCCAATTACGGGGCTAGTTAAAGTTTTGTTTGTTAAAGTTTGTGTTCCAGTTAAAGAAACATTAGGTAAAGTATAAATGTCTGGATTAGTTCCATCGTTTGCAGTTGCAAATACAACAGCATCACCTTTATCACCCGCTGCAAAAGTAAATGAATCACCTGAACCAGTTGCATATTTAAATTGTACTGTTGGAGTGCCTGATCCGTCAGTAGTTGAATTTCTTAAATAATAAAAAGTTTGTACGTCTAATGGAATAGTTACGATTTGATTTCCTGTAATTGAACCTGTGAACTCAATCATTCTGTGAGATAAAGTTGCTCCAGTTGATCCATCGGAAACAGATAATGCTGTAGTTTGTGCACCACCTGCTATTGATTGTTGTGTAAATCCTCCAGAAATTTGTTCAAAAATTTGTAAATTTGTATTAGTTTTAGTTCCCCACGTTCCCGCGTTTTCACCGGTTGCTTGAAGTTCTACCCCTAAAGGTGTGTATGTTGAAGCCATATTTTATCTCCTATTATGCAACGTCACTATAACTTGTATTGGATCCTGTTGCAACACTTGTATACGAAGAATTTGAACCTGTGTCAACATCAGAATATGCTTGAATTCCAAAGCCTGAAGATGTTCCAAATAACGCTACATTAGACGTTGCTAATTGTCCATCTAATGTAAATGAAGCACTAATATTAAATGACAAAGATCCTACAGAAGTAGTTGCTGATACTCCTGTTAATCCCATTACATCTGCAGGGTTTAATGTGCCTGTAGAAGAAGTTATTGCTTGACCAGTTAAATCAACAATAGGATTTGTTGAGATTTGAATACTACCTGTATTTGAAGTAGAACTTACACCTGTTAATCCCATTACATCTGCCGGTGTAATTGCACCTACAGAAGAAGTTGAACTTAAACCAGTTAAGCCCATTACTTGATCTGAAGGATCTAATGAACCAACTGTTGAAGTAGCAGAGACTCCTGTTAAACCAAATGAAGCATCTATTTGTAAAGATAAAGATCCAACTGTTGATGTTGAACTTATTCCTGTTAAGCCCATTACATCTGCAGGACTTAAAACAAATGTACCCCAACCTTGATCTTCACCCCAAGCTGAACCATTCCAACCGCTTGGACCAACATTTGATTGTAATTCTGGTGGAGCTGTAAGTGTGAAAGCTAACCCTGAGGATCCCCAATTTTCTTCACCCCATTCATCTTGTCCCCAACCTGTATTTATTTCTGCTGAAACTGTTACTGAACCTATAGATGAAGTAGAAGAAACTCCAGTAAGAGATACAAGAGCATTATTAAGTTCTCCCCATTCACTATCATTCCATGCTTGTGCACCCCAACCTAATGTAAATTCGTCAGTTGTTCCCCAACGATTAGTACTCCAAGTTGTGCCTGATTCATTCCAAGAATTGGCCATAAGGATTTACCTCCTTATGCTATCCTGATGATTGCGTTAGATGCGTCTGCTGTTGGAAATTGAATTGTAAAAGTTCCACTTGTTACAGTTTTATCTGAACCGAATGCTATAACAGCAACAGCTTTATCAGATTGCGTATCGTTATAAATTAAACAGCCATTAGCTGTGAAAGATGCGGAGGTAAAACTAACATCAGCAAAATCACAAACTGCAGTGGAAGAGTCTAGTACTGGTGTAACACTTGTTAAAGTTGCTCCTCCTGCAGAGTACGCAGATCCAGATGTGTTAGAAATTTCATTTGATGTTGAGTAAGCAGTCGTGCTAGCGCCTAAAGATGCAGAGCTTGTGTATAAAGCTATCTTAAAAGTATTACCACTAGATGCAGTAAAATTATGTGTTCCAACTAACAGTTCTTGTTTAAAGCTATTACAAATTGCCGATGATATTGCCATAATTAACTCCTAATTTTTACGGGTTTGTTGATGGAACTGTTAGTCTAACTGTACCATCTGTGTAGTCATCTCGTCTTCTTCTGCCGATTTGCTCTACACCAAACTTGTCTACTTCCTGTTTATACTTATTTTCATATAGTGTCAACATATCTTGTGGACCTTTTAAGAAGCCATAAGTCTCTGCTAGACAGCAGTATAATAAGCCATTTGGGAAGTTTAGACTGATGTAGTTTGTTGTATTATCAGAGGCTAAAGTCGCTGGCATTTTATTATAGTGCACCCTAAATTTATACGTTGTATCTGGGACAGGCGCGAACATCATTCTACCAGAATTAGTGTCACCGTCTCCCGTAGCATTACCAAACATAGCATAATATTTAGGCTGTCCTCTTTTTGCTGTCTCTGTTGATGGCACGTACTCTTGTAGATATGTAACATCTTTTTTTTCTAAAAATCTATTAGCTCCAGTTGCAGCTGATGTGGAATCATAGACCTGTATACCTCTAATAAATAAAGCTCCTCCTGGAGCATTAATTGTTTCTTGTCCTGTAACTAAATTACCTATCTGTTGTTTTCTATCTGCATCGATAGGAACATCACGCATAATTCTATATTGCGCATTTAAAATAATATTCTCTAATTGATCAGCAGTTAAAACATTAGAATCTACTTCTGTGTAGTTTCTAATTTGTGTAATTAAAGTGCTATAACTAATTCCTGCCATTATGGTGTTAATGTTACCGGCCCTGCCGTTACAAACATTCCTCCTGCTTTTTCAGTCACAGTAGGAGTTGATCCTAATGTGAATGTATAATTATTTGTTCCTGTTACTGTTATACTAAATCCTGAAGAATTTTCAAACGCTGTAAAAGCTAATCCACCCGGTGATCCATCAACGTTTCTAAAAACCACTGTGTCTGAAGTAGATCTTCCGTGATTAGGTTCTGTTACTGTAATTGTTGTACTTCCAGATGTAATATTAAAAGGATTTCCTGGTAACATATTTGATGTTGCTGGTTCTGTTCTATCAGGTTTTGCCATGGGTAAACCTTGAGGATCAGCACCATGTGGTTTTGGCTGTAATTGTGGTTGCTTTGGTTCAAACTCAGATACGTGTACTCTAGAACCATTCCATTCTTTAACCATTTCTTTATATGGAAAAGCCATACCAGATCTGTCTGATATAAATTGTGCGTGTTTACCT